TGCCGCTAACGCGGTAACGTATTTTGCGTTTTCGATTTATACGGTAACCGTTCACGTGATCGCGGTAGAAGCCAATTACTTGGCCTGAAATCAACTTGCGAGAGGTTGGAAGTCCCCTCTTGTCGACTCCATAAGCATAAGGAATTATCGGTAAAGGTCCATAACGGGCCTCTACCAACTTCCTTATGTATTCCGCCGCGACCCAGTAGCCCTTAACATGAAGCGAGTTTGACAAACTCACCCATGAAGAGAGCTCACTCGGACGCTTAACATCACGATGACCCCATACTGTGCGCAAGCGCACGGGCGTAACGTCGACACCTGAAAAGGCGTCGAGCCCACACGATTCCCTAAAGGAACCTGTAGTACAACACTTACTCAGATTGAACAAAAGTCCAGTCTGTGGTAAGAAGTTTAGTACGATCGCATAGACTTCGCGATCTATAATGAGGTCATCGCCATACACGTATACTAGCTCCCGTGCTTTTCGCATAGGAATTTGCATATGTGTAGAGATAACTGCGACCGATAATGCATAGAAGCAAAGAGCCTCAATAGGAAAGCATAGTGCTGATCCCATTGGAGCAAACTTTGCCATATGTATTACCTTGCCACAAGGGAGACGAGTGTAAGCTGTACGAGAGGCATAAAGCCCCTCGTACAACTTTGTGCCTGAAAACAGTCTTTCGACTAGTTCCAGGGACACCCGGTCACTTGCATCCTTCATATCCAGCGTCACCCACCTTCCGGTGAGTGACCCTTCGAGTGCCAGGGCCCGATTAACCTCTTGATCCGTGAAATTCACGTGACCAGCAGTTAATGGGTGGGCTTCAATGTAGGGGTACAACTTTCGTTGTAAACCCTGTTGAATCCATTGGTACTCCAAGGGTTCGCAGGATATAATACGATGTCCGCGCGAATCTTTAGGAACAAGCACGACTTTCGCCGTGCCCACTTCATAGGATTCACGTGGTTCACAATGGTATGTATCAACGGTGTGACTTAACGAATAACGGAAGTATTCCCAGTAAGGGTATACTTTTGTTAGTCTCGTATAGTCACGTGTGAGAACACTCTTTTCAGAGACGCTCTCACCTGTTGATACTGCTCCCGGACCATGTCTTGGGATAATATCCCAAGGGTCAAAGGAGCACATAAGGCGAGTGATAAAAGTCCTCGCTTTAGCCATCGTTCGTTTATCGGCCATTGAAAGATCATGCATAGCAAGATCCTTCTCTGTTTGGATGAACCTATCGAGCACTCCTTTACGGAGCTTTCGGTTAGGTTCGACTTCAAGCTTATATGCAAACGCATATAATTGTCGTAGTTGTCGTACTGCTGTAATCTGCCCCTCGTTACGAGGAAGAAGATAACCAGCTGAATCAAAAACACGTTTAAGTAGCCACCCAAATAATTTTGGGAGTACAGTACCCGGTATCTTTTGGACGCCAGGTATAGTAAACGTGCATCCACCTTGGAGAGCCTTGTCAAAGAGCTTTCCATAGGATGGTAAGGTTTTCGTAAGAAAACCTAGACCCTCGGAGGCATAACGGGACGCTATTTTCATAGCATCTCGCTGACCTTCGATTGATTCAGAATGAGCAGTAGCTATATCTGTAAGTAGTGCCGTGTATAGTTCTATATATATGGAACACTGGCTATTAGGTTTTCCCATAAGGTAAAACTCCAATGGCTAGAAACACGGTGTACTGTACAGAGCCGTACTATCGAACCCCCTCTGATGTGGGAGATTGGGATAGTGAGCAAACTAGGATTTTATACCTAGTTAGGGCTCACCATTCATCAATCTCGCCAAGTTATCAGAGATACCCTTGGTGCGCACGCATTCGCCGATTTCCGAATCAACGACAATGTCGCTGGTAAGGAATCCGGTGAGGATGCGCACAAGGGCCGCGTGGTCCGCCGCCGCATTGGTGATCCCACTCTCGGGAAGAGAGAGGACGCAATACGCGGACGCGACCAGCGGGTTCCCGGTGCTATCGTTTCCGATAGCATCGAAGCGGATCAATGTCCGTTGGGTCTGATATGGCTTATTCTCAGTCGAAACCGATTGAGATGTAGTCATAACGACCTTATCGTAAGTGGCCGTCTCAAGAGAGATAGGCAGCTTACGAACACAACGACCATTCTGAAACTGAGTAATGGGAAATTGCACTTCTGCAAATTCTCCAAGACCCTGAGTCGGATTGATCGTCGTCGAGGACAGTGGCCGCACGAAACGTAGTGGATCTGGAAGCATAATTATGTTTCTAGCTCTATACATTCGAAGGACCCATTACTGGGTTAGGATCTCCTCCCGAATAACCTCTGCGTCAAAAGTGACGCAGAGATTATTTTACGGCCGGTCGTGAGACCGGTACCGTCGGGTAGGACGACGTCTACGCCAAATGCGAGAGGTTTCCCTCTCAATCTGACGTAGCGCGTACGGCTTAACGCACATATCGGGTAACGGACCATAGGTCCGTCTCGTATGAGATCGTAATTAGTATGCATACTGCCTTCAATGAAGTCAGGATGCAAACGCACGTACGCATAACAGTCGATATTTTC